TTACCTCTTAACCGACCCGATTACATCTGACCACGTCAGCGCGAACGCTACTGCATCCACGTCATCAACGAACTCCAGCTTGCACAGACCGTCAGCAACGATGACCGACAAGACGTTTTGTATGTTGGCGCTGATCCAGCGCGCGACAGGGCTGATGTCGAGGGTCGGGTGCTTTGCAGACGATACTACGAGCGTCGCCAGCGCTACTCCGACCGCTTGCGGACTGGGCGTCGTTGCGGCGACCAATTGCCTGACCTGATGCGGAGTGATGGTCACCACAGCCATTACTCGGCCCCTTGTAGCTGCCTTTGACTCAACTCGTGTCTAGTCATGAACACGCTAACCGCGCCACTGTCTCTGAAGTGCAGGTTGATGCGACCATCCTTGAATGACAGCAGTCCGAACGATTGCGCCAATGCGGCACCGATCAGGGGTCCGATCAGTTCACCCGGTGTCGGTTCGGTGACGGCTTGCTCGAACGTCGTGACGATCAGTTCTAGATCGTCAGGACAATCCATTCTGACCGCGATCACCGTCGCTAGCAGGGCGGGCGTGAATGACAGCCACGCGGCACGCCGGTTGATCCACACGTCAGCGGTGCTGTCACTGTCGCGCACGTCGGTGACCAGTGCGGGCGGACCAGCGACACGCGTCACTAGGCTAGCGACGGTGTCGATGTAGTCACTGGTTATCTCAGTGGAGGGGAAGGCCTTCATGCCGCTTCCCCTTTCGCCTTCGCGCGGGCTTTGCGGGCGCTGACGGCGTTCTGTTCGCGGCGACGCGCGGCACGCTCAGCCACTTCCGCTTCAGTCAGTTCACGCGGCTTGCGACCACGACGCTTCTTCTGATCGTTGATCGCAACGTCAGCCTTCTCAAACGTGACCTCCACGTGATCCAGCAAGGCAAGCTGGTGAAGGAGGTAGGAGGCTTGGTCGATGTCATAGACGTAAAGGGTCACCTCCTCGGCCGAACGCGGGTCGCGAATGCTGGTGCGCGTGACGAACTGAAGGATGACTTCGAACTCGTTGGTGATGCGCCAATCTTCGGCGGTGACACCATGAACCTTGAGAAGGCCTTCGATGTTGGGGCTCGGCTTGGCGCTGTAGATCACCGCTGCTTGGTTACAGCCCGCAAACTCATTCGAACCAGCCTGCTTGATGCGGAGACGGCGTGCGGCCGGTAGCGAGGTGAACGATGACGCGATGCTCTCATTGACTGACCAGATGAAGCGCTCTTGATCGATCCGGCTGGCGAGGTAGGAGTCAATGCGCTGAAGGTTCTCGCGTCCGCCCTCAGATGCGAAGTGAAAACGGCTGGCATTCCGGTCGCTGAAGTAGACCACGTTCACGCGGCGCTTCTCCCACACGATTGGGCGTGTGGTGCGACGGGTCACCCACTCCAGTGCCAGACCATCAGTCTTCGCGGCTTCGTTGAGCAGCTTGTAGGTCAAGGACTCGCTGAAGCGGTTGGCGAGGATCAACACGCTAGTGAACACCGTCACGGCGTTGAGCGTGAAGAGGGACCCCCACACCCACTGGCGAGCTTTCTTGGACCCATCATCGAACTCAACCGACTCCGTCATCTGGTCCCAATCGGACAGGCTGCACACGACCTTGCGGTTGCCACTGGCGTGGCTCTCCAACACGCGTCCGTGAAAGGCGCGGAGGTGGCGGTGACTGTCGTCGTGGAAGAGATGGCGCGAGGTGAGCGCCTTACCGGCGCCGGTCGGTGAGACGGTGGACCAAGTCTGATAGCCGTCAAGCTCGGCAAGATCGTAGTGCTGGTGGAAGAAGGCTGCGTCACGCAGGGTGCGAACTTCTTGAATCGCCAACACGGCTGGCGTCTCATCGATGATGAGGTGCCAACCGTCGAAGTCGGTCAGGTCTGACATCAGTAGAGCGGCGTGGCTGATGACCGCGATGATGTGGTGCTCGCCCGCGTATTTGCTCGGCAGGTATTCGACGGACTCACGAACGTTGATGCCGTCTTCGTCGCTGGAGAGCGGTTCGACCACGAGGTTGCGACCACGCTGCAACGCCGATGCGCGAACCTCACCCGCCACGGCGCGGATGGCATGGCGGCGCTCAGTAACGAACAGGTATTTGCCCTTGAACGATATCGCATCATTAATGGCTCGAAAAGTCTTGCCGCTACCCGGCGCGGCTTCATCAACGGTTACTCGCATAAGACTCCTAATCAGCGTGACGGTCTATCACCTCTATTTAGCAATCCTACTTGAGTCGGTGGACATTTGTCGAAATTGATCTTTCGACGGCGTCATTCGGCGGTCTAACGGCTGTGCGTCAGCATGAATTATCTAATAAGTATCTATAGGTATTGCGTGCCTACGCGACACTGCGTGACTGAAAAACGCCTCAAGTCGGAGCGCGACCGCTAGGGAGCAAGCGAGACGTAGAGGCCGGTCGTCACGAGCGCAGCGAGTGATCGACCTCCCTCCATGTAGACCATGATGGGCGGCTCTGCCGCGTGCTGATCACCAGCTACGGCGTGCCAATTAGCGGCGCGATGTTTGCGCTGGTCAACATGGCGGCGTCCCGCTGTCGCGGTCCACCGATCCACTTGCCGATCACTCCACGAGCAAGCTCGCTCCGTTCCTCGGCTGCGTGGTTGATTTCAATCACGGACTTGGCTTCGCGCCAGATCAGGTTCTCTTGCACGCATACCCGTTCACTGAAGAGCGGGGTTTGGTTCTATCGTCCGAAGGACGGCTTAGACCGCAAGATGACGGACTATGCCGCTTATGTGGTATATCGACTACAATCGGGACGCCGCTTCATTTCGGATGCGCGCACCCTTCGCGCCTGTTCTGCAAACTGCTGTTGATCAGCGTCACCGAGGCCACGCTTTCTCCGTGCGCAAAGTTTATTGGATGCATGTTTTTCACAAGTCAGCGCAAAGTGCCCGGAATAGTAGCATTCTCTAAGTTCTGAGTAGATTGTCGCTGCGCTTTTGATCGGAAGTTGATCAGGTGCAAACGAACAATTAGATACCAAAGTGGGAAATTCTTTAGCTTTATCCTCGCTGAATTTACGTGAATCCTGATCTATATAGGCTTGAAACGTCCGGTCAGTATCTAATGTGTCTTCCAACGCGCACGTGACCTTTTCCGTTTGTTCGATTATCGAACACCCGTAAGCCGTGCTTGCTGTTTGCGCGCTCAAGCACTCTTTAGCTAAATCATTCAGCTTATTTGAAGCGCTCAATGCATCAACATACATTTTCACAGCGCCTGCGCGAAAGCCATTGATGTTATCAAGAGGCTCGATCCGAACCCCTCCGGATACCAGCAGCTTTATTATAGTCTCATTGCCGGAATATAGGGCCTCTCCAAGACTCTCGGATGAACACTTGAAGCCAAACGCAACAGCCTTTACGCAAGGATTTGGATCATTAGACGCGTTGTAAGTCTGTGCTGATGATGGCGGTGTAATCAGAGGGAGAATCAAGCAAACGACGAAACCAGTTATCGATCCGACTAGCCAGCTTAACGCGCTTCCGGTCTGGCGGTCGGTTAGGAAAGGCTGACGCTTGATCCACCACACCGTCGCCGCCGCTATAAGACCGAACATGGCAAGGAAGTAGCCCTGAAGAGGGCTGAAACGGTCAAAGATGCCAATTAGCGAAGATGGAACGCCAACGGCTGCGCCGATAGTTGCGCTTTTCAGGTGAGTGAGACTATTTCGTCCGAAGTCGACAATGCTTGCCACGACGCCCCCGCCCGCAGTGAAGGCTTGAAGGTAACGTCGCGGATTAGCTTAAGCAACGGGTCACACGTCTTCATAAGTGCGCTGCTATCCTTCATTCGGCTAGCGACGCACCACATCACACGATAGGATACAAGCCGCGTAAGTCTGGGGATTTCGGATGCGGGAGGTAGTCGAGCGTTGGAAGGAAGGTCTGACGGTCATCATCCTGACATCCCTCCTGAGCATGGTCGGTTACGTCGCTGCGGGTGGGGTGATCATGGTTGTATGTTGGGTAATCGGCACCAGCGACTGGGATTTCGACGGCTGGGCCAAGCTCGCTGGAGCCATCTACGTGCCGTGGTCGACTGGAGTGGCTCTGAAGGCCTTGCGAGAGCAGAAAAGCAGCGAACTCGGGCAGCGGTGAACGCCGAGAGATAACTAGAAGCAGCGCCTGACTCCAGACAGGCGCTCTGCCCGCTTAGATGCGGGATTTGCTTAGGTGGGGACCGTTTTTAAAAGAGTCGGCGGTCCCCACCGTCACAGCGCATTCGAACCTATGCCTTCGCGCTTACCGGGCGCGTGTCTCGATCACCCCGACCATCAGCGCGCTACCTCGTGGTCGGTGTGCTCTTCGCAAAAGTTGAAGTCGAGACCGGCGCCGGGCTCATCGGTTCGTAGGTAGTTGGGGCAACGCTCCCCATTCGCGTCGCGAAAGTCGCAACGCACGACGCCATCTGGTCCTAGGTCCGTCCGATCCTCTTCGTCAGCGTCAGCGTCATCATAGGCGTCACCGTCGTCGAAGTCAGACGCATCCTGAGGCTCGGATTCTTCGTCGCCGTATGAATCGAAGGCATACTCATGGTCGTTAGGCACGTGGATTTCCTCGCATGGTGGGAGTGGAGGCTCTCGAACCAAACCAAACGGTGCCATTAGCTTCTAGCGTAGAGCTAGGCTGGCAGACGGTTCGTAGCCATGCTGATTATACCCGTCTCTAGTGACGTAGGGAGCCCCGTAGAGCGCGCGACACAAAAAAGGCGACGCAGATCGCTCCACGCCGCCTTCGTGCTCCAGTGAGGCTCCTAGCGCCCCCTAGGGGCGTGTAGCGAGTAAGTAAGTCGTGTAGGCGATCAGCCCCATAAGGGCGCAGCTAACGACTGACCAGATTTTGTCGCTTCGGCTCATGGCTTGCAGACAAACTGCATGAAGTGGTCCGCTATCGAGTCTGGCACGATGGGAGCGGTGCTTTGCTGATACGTCGGGATGTTGTCGGTGTCTAAGACACCGCCATCGGCTTTGTAGTTCGTGAATGAGACAAGCGTAATTGTCTCATTCGGGCAGTCGATCCGGTTTAAGGTCTTGGTTTTGCGATACTGAACGGTCTTGTTGAGTAAATGGTTTGCCTCGGTCCAGAAAGAGCCCACCCCGGTTATGCGCTGGCGATCACGCTCTCTAATCTTGTATACAGAATTGTCATTGCTAATGGTCACAAACACCCAAGCATTTGGGTCCGGGTTCGTTTCAGCCGCATCCGCCATAGCCTCAAGGGCGTCAGCCTGTGCCTCAAGCTCATCCGCCTCCGCATCTTCAACGTTCAGGTCATAGGTGACGTTGTCGCCGACATCGTCTTGAGCGGCGGCGGAGCAACCGGCGAGCGCAAGGCCCGCCAGTGCGGTCATGAACTTGAAACGCCGGGTCACGCCTGACCGGCGAGCTTAGCAGCCTTGTTGCGCGCCCGCGTCGCCCGCGCTGCATCGATAGCGGCTTGCGAGCGTGGAGCGCGGCTCTTCTTCGCCACGGGGTCACCAGCCACCTCGCTGCGCATGTAGGACGTGGACTTCCCCATGCTGTCGATGCGTTCGAACTGGTCATCGAAGAGACCCGCCTTTACCGCTTTCTCAAAAGTGTCGAGCGCGGCCGGAAACTTGTCGGCCTTGACCCGGCGCCGCTCACCAACGTCGAGTGCTTCGCCCTTGTAGGTCGGACGGAACTCAACGCTGGAATTGCTCCGCTTGATCCACGAGCGACCCTTCAGCGGTTCCGTGCTGTCAAAGCGCTCGCGTGTGCTCTGGACGCCCTTGATCACCGCTGCGTGCGCCTTCGCAGGATCGTAAGGCCGGTGCTCAAAATCCTCATCAGCGTCCGGCGTAAAGAACGCCTTCAGGTCATCTAGCAGCGACATCAACCGACTCCTGTTTGTCTGTGGTGCGCGTGACATCACCGATGTCTAGTAAAGCGTCAACACGCTGATGTGGTGAGCACGCGGTCACGACGCGACCAACACGCATCCAACCACGAAGAGCGACAGCGACGCCACGTTCAGAGTTCTGGCGAGCAGCCGCAACATGGGCCAGCGCCACTCCAGCCGTCTCTTCAGTGTCTTACCATAAGGCTTGATATTCGTGTCAGCCAAGCTCTCAAGATAATGGAAGGCCGTTCGGTCTTGAGCCTCTTGCGTCATTACGAAACCACCAATCACCGCAATCACGACGCCTATGACGAACGGCCAAGCGTTAGCTTGCGCAACCCGCGAAGTCGCAAGTGCGCCACCATTGATCGCCACTAGCGTCGCTAGCAGCCACGCGCTGATCGATTGACCACGCATGTAGTGCGTCTCGGAAAGGCGCTTTCGCTGCTTTCGATGCTCAGCCTCCTCGGTTGGATCATTCCATTGCTCGACCGGCTTGGGTCGAAACCAGTCTAGAACCCTGCTCATGCGCGCAGCATGGCTTGCTTGCGCGAGCGGTGCAACGTGTAGGTCATCCGCTTGCTGATCAGGCGCTCGTGCTAAATACAGCATGGCTGACCGATACTCTTCACACGCACGCGCGGTCTACGGACCCGCAAGCGCCGCACTGGCGATCACACCATCTGACGCGACCACATTAGACGCCACCAGCGGACTCTATGTGGGCGGCGCAGGCAATCTCACGGTGGAAATGCTCGACGGTGGCACCGTCACCCTGACGGGGGTTCAGGGTGGCTCTGTGCTGCCCCTACGGGTTGTTCGGGTGCTCGCCAGCACGACCGCGACCAACATCGTCGGACTGCTGAACTGATGATCGGGTTGTCGCTCTCACTGCCAACGGCAGCACTCCGCATCCCGAACGCCCTTGAGGCACCAGTCGGCTACATCTTCATCACCGACGCTGATGGCGCGATCCTGATCGACGGCGACGGCACCTACCTCGTGGAGGCGCTGTGATGGTGGAGACCCGCAATGCCAACCTTCCAAGTCAGTATCTCGGACAAGTGGCCACCGGCTGCTACATGCCACGCAGTTCCATCACGGGTGCGAACCGCTACGCCCGCACCCGCGATATGGTAATCACCACTGAAGTGGTCACCAATCCGAAGGTCGGATGGGCACGCTGGCGGGTTGCATCTGGCATTGAAAGCGCTCCTGCCGCCGCGTGCAAATTCATCGCCGCGCTCGAATATCCCACGGGCGTGTTCACCTACGCTGATCAGTGTATCGCGGCTGGAACGCCGGGGTCACCGGCCGAAGTAGATATGGCAGCGAACGCGACGCTCTTGCTCGACTTCGCGGTCACGATCCCAAAGGGTGCTCAGGTCTACGTCTGGGCGCGTCAGTTCAGCGCCGATGGTTCGGGTGTTCTGTGGCGTCAGGGTCAGCACCCGCTCACCGCGCGACCCGGCTGCTACCTTGATCTTGGACAGAATGCCTCACCGCCAGCGTTGCTGAACGCGTTCGGTGGTTCACCGGCTGAGTTTAGCTTCCCGCCAGTCCTGTTCCTTGGTCAGACCCGCCGTCCGTCTGTTCTCGTGTTTGGAGACAGCCGCGAAGAAGGCGGCACTGAAGGTCCGCGCACGCCTCATTATGACAACGGCCTCTGCATCGGCGCAATCGGTCGCCACTTCGGCTACACCAGCGTTGCGGAGTCTTCTTCGTCGCTCAACCAATTCACGGGCGGAAGCTCGGCCAACCGGTCGAACCGCTTGGCGCTCGCGCCTTACTTCACCCACATCGTCAACGCGTGGGGTGTCAACGATATCGGCACCGGTCGAACCGTTGCGCAGTTTCTTGCTGACCGTGCGACGTTCGCGGGCTACTTCCCCAACAAGCAGGTGATCGGCACCACCATGCCGCCTTACGTCCCCTACACTGACGGCGGGCGCACAATCGCCGGACAGAGTCTCGGCACCAACCAGCCGAAGGTTCGGGAGGCGAACCGTGCGATCCGGGCTGGTATTGCCGGTGAGGCGTTTATCTTCGACACGGCGCGTGGTGCCGATCCCTTCGACCGCGACGCCTATTCGGTTGATCCCGACCCATCTGCTACGACTGCCCGCTTCCCGGCTGCGCAGATAACAGCATCGATCAGCGCCACGACATTGACTGTGACCGCCGTGACCAGTGGAACGCTCGGCTATGGAACGTGTCTCACGGAAGGGCTGGGGAACGCCTATGATAGCAGTCCCTACTATGGCACCATGATCCTTGAGCAGTTGACTGGCACGACTGGCGGCGTTGGCACCTATCGCGTCAACTTCAGTCAGAATACTTCGTGGCGCACGATGTATGCTGGCGGCTGGGGTTCGAAGGACGGATTGCACCTAAATGGCATGTTGGCAGAGCAGGTGCGCGAACGGCTTGCCCCAGCCATCGATCAGATCAGGCGCTAACGTCGCGATCACGGATGCAGATGGGTCTTGGTCTTGCTGTGACAGTGACGCGGACGCGGACCGCTGAAGCGCCCGCGTCTAGCAGGGCGCCGCCGAACGCTATGCGCAACGCCAGCGGTGATTACGTCCGCAACAGCAGCGGCGGCTACGTGCTCGTTTAGGCGTCACTCCACGCTATCCACAGTTGCGTTTGTTCCCGATGCGTTCTTCACGAGTTACCCGGCGCGTATGAGCGCCAACACCCGCATCGACTCCCTCTGGGATGTCACCCGCATCGGGTCCAATCTGGCGGTATTCTGCGATTGTGGACACTCCAGCATCGTGGACGCGAAGCGGTGCGCCCGCTGGTATGGCGTCCACCGGTTCGACATCCGCTGGCACGTGCTGGCGCGGCATCTGCGCTGCACCAAATGCCGGGGGAGACCGTCACACCTACGGGTCACCCACCAGCTACCCACTGCACCTGACCGGTTCCCGAAGACGGAAGACCAGTGGAACGCGCTGATCAAGCGTCAGCGGGGCTAAATCATGGGTGCCAGATCGACCACCACGCTTTGGAGCCAAGCGCCCGTCTAAGACCCGTCAGGGCGGCTCCACGACGCTGCGTGACCAGAGCGCAGCCTACCGGCGTCAACGTGACCGGATCATGGATGCAGACCCGCTGTGCCGATATTGTCGGGCGGAAGGTAGGATCACGCCCGCGACCGTGCTCGATCACGTGCTGGCCTTGTCGCTCGGTGGAACCAACGAGCCCGCGAACCTCGCACCCGCGTGTCGCGACTGCAACGCGCGCAAAGGCGTGGACGAACAGCGCTACCTCCAGCGCGGCTATGACCTCGCCGTGGTCGGTCAAGACGCGGCGCTACGTGAGTGGATGCGAAAGGCGCGACGCTAGCGGAGCACTCTCAGTCTTTGAACTCTTCGGCGATCACGAGCCACGGTGACCACCAAGCGATGTATACGCTTTGGTCGTCAACATCCTTGATCGACGGATGGTAGTGCATCTTGATCACGCCATACTTGTCATCGTTGACCAAGCCTTGGAACAGGTGACGTTCGACGGCTTCGACCTGATTGCGATTCAGCCCCCAATCGAGAATGACAAAGCCGTCAAGGTTGCCTCCTTCACGTCGCGCCCAACCGGCGTAGCTGGCGCGACGCTGTGATGGGTTGGTGGTTACGCCGATCACGTATTGGGTGACGTGCTTGGAGGCGGCAATCGCCTTGCAGGTTTCGAGTAGCTGGTCGTGGTTGTAGGGCATCAATGCTCCCGCAATGATAAATAGAAGTGTGCACCATCGGTGCTACGCATCGCCGATGGACCGGGGCGGGTGTTTTCCTACGGGAGGGCGCCTGCCCAAGTCCGCCCTTCAAGTCTTTTTATACGCTGTCAGATTGTTCATCGGGCTTGGGCCTGAGCGCTTCGATTGGCTCCGCCAGCAAAGCGCCGTCAGCTTCGATGACTTTACAAAGATCAGCCCAAAGCGTCTGATCGGAAGAAAGCTCTTTCCAAACGGAACGTAAACCTTGACCTTCATCCGATATAGGAATGATGCTAGCTATATCCGAACCGACCTGCGTCAATGCGATAATTTCTAGGTTAGATTTCTGTTCTGGCTTGCCGTGTATTCTTAGCACTAACCCGCGAGCAAAAACATACGCCATTCCTTGGTTGTCGAAGGTTAGCGTCACCTCAAGAGGGATTCCCGTTGCACCATTGATCAGGCCAGCATTTTCCAAGAACAGCAGCGGTCTCACATCATCCGGGAAAAGCTCTTTGACCGCTGATCGAGCGATATAGCTCTTTGTAGCGAATTGCGCTAACTTAGAGAAGTTGAACGCCTCTTCTTGCGAGAATTCAGATAAAAAACGAAGAGTCCGTATCGAGAAGGTTCCAGACTTCCTTATCTCTCCAGCAAGAACCCTAGCCCAGATGCCTCTCATTCGATCTGTAGAAGCAGTCTCGGCATACTGTTCGAAAACGTTCAGCCAATCTTCATCGATCACTTCACTATCGGCGACGCTTGTTCGATCAGGCTCTCTTGCTAGTTCTACAACAGCCTCGTGCATAATCTGTTCTTTGTTATTTTGCTTGCGATATTCCTTTCGGAGCAAGTTGTCCGCCGCTCGCTTAATAACTTCGGGATCAGCTACTACGCTCTCGGCTGCGGCTTTTGCGACCGCCGCGTCCATCATGCGAAGAGCGCTAGTTTTGGATTCAATCTTGGAAGCCGCGCGATCAGCCCATGCTACTGGGTAAGACATCAAAGCGCCGACAAGCTGATTGAAGGCCTTTATGGCAGATCGCTGGATCGGAGGTGGTAGACCGGTCAGCGCACTTGTTGCGGCATTTAAGGCAACGCTGGTCGACGTCGTGCTCTCTTCTTCAGTCATGCGTCCTCCACGTGCGCTAAATACCAACATGCAACGTGGTCGCAAACCAGCCAATCCGGCGCTGAAGGAACTCTCCGGCACCTACCGCAAGGATCGTCACGCCGACATCGTGGCGCTCGACGCTGCACCTAGCGTCTCACCACCAGTGCAACCCTCCTACCTGACCGCTGAAGCTCGGCTGGTGTAAGAGGAAGAGCTAGAGCGGGTGATCGCCTGTGGTGCGACTGACACCGACTCTTCGATGTTCGGCCGCTACTGCGAGATCGAGGCGCTGTTCCGCCTAACCGTGATGTCGGGTCAGTCGCCCACGGCGGCGACCATGACCGAACTGCGCAAGATGGCGGAACTGCTAGGCATTGCCGGTCTGAAGTCGCGCCTCGCCAAGCTCTCATCCACCACGACGGAGACGAAGGTCAGCCCCTTCACCATCCGTCCAAAGGCCTGATGTCTATCAGGTCGCGGGTGCTGCTGACCCACGATGCGGACGCGCTCTCTGCGTGGATCGTGGAGCACCACGGCTGCACTCCGACGCTAGGGCGCCGCGTAGGTGACCGTCAGGCGCTGATCGTCGCCACAGACGATGCCACGGCGGCGCTGATCGACGCTCACAACGCCACCATCGTGCCCGCACCGGCACCAGTGCCCGTCACCGCGACCGTGGAGACCATCGTTGCCAGCAACCCGGATGCTGCGTTCGACCTGTTCGGTGGCACCAAGCCGCGCCTTCAGGTCTACTCCCGCAAGCTTGTGTCGTGGCTCTCCACCCGGTCGTGGACCAACGCGGGGAAGAAAGCCGCTATCGCCAAGCTGAAGGCGGCTAAGCAAGCGCTAGATCACAACGCCATAGAGGCGGCGGCGCACGACCTAGCCACCACGCTTGAACGTCAGGTGGGCGCTGACAACCCGAACGTTCTGGTGACGCACGTCGCGTGCGGTCACAGCCAACGTCCGGACTGCTTTTCTTGCCAGATCGCGCAACGGGTGGCGGAAAAGCTGCGCCTGAAGTTCGCCAAGGTATTCAGTGACCGGTTTGTGAAAGGGGTCAGCCATCCGAAGGAGTTCGACAAGCTCGCACCTATCGAGATTGCGACGCTACCCGCTGAAGCACTGGTGCTGGTCATCGATGACGTGGCGACTAGCGGCTGGCATATGGAAGAAGCGCTTCAGACGCTCAGAAGTGCGGGCAAGGCGTGTCTTGGTTTCTCATGGATTAGCGGCACCGTTGACTGATCGTCTAAATATGCTGTGCTACCTAAGTTCAAACGTAAATCATTCAGCTTTCGTGCTTTCGAATACGCTCAAAAGGTCATCGACGGACGGATAGACGCGTCGTGGCAAGTCCGTGCGCAATGTCAGCGCTCGCTTGCGCTCTTCGACCGGCCTGACATCGCCTACGATGAAGCGCGTGTAGACCACTTTTGTGAGTTCGGACAGGCGCTTCCACACGTCATAGGGCCGCTTGCGGGCGAGTGCTTTTGCTTCGAACCGTGGCAATTGTTTCTGTTTGCCAACATCTTTGGCTTCATCGTGAAGGCAACCGGCCTACGGCTGCACCGTGAAGTCTTTGCGTTGCTCCCGCGCGGTTCTGCAAAGTCCACCGTTGCAGCAATTATCGGCAACTACATGGCCTTTTGTGAAGGCGAGGGCGGTGCGCAGGTCTTGTCCGGCGCTACCTCTATGGATCAAGCGATGCACGTCTTCGAACCTGCACGCCAGATGGCGTTGCAGACGCCTGCAATGTGCGAAGCGCTCGGACTGGAGGTGAACGCCCGGTCAATTTACCAGATTAGCAGCGGGTCGAGCTTCAAACCCGTCATTGCCAAGACAAAAGATGGCGGATTGCCGTGGTGTGCAATAGCCGATGAGCTTCACCAAGCGCTCGACGGCACGCAGCTACAGGCGTTCCGCACCGGCATGGGAAAGCGTCGCGGCTCTGACCCGCTGCTACTCATCATCAGCACCGCTGGCGTCAATCTGGCGGGCATATGTCGCTCTGAACAACTCTATTTCGAGTCTGTCCTGAACGGCTCAGTCAGGGATGATGCCAAGTTCGCCCTTATCTATACGATTGATCTAGGAACGGATGACTGGAAAGACTTGAAGGTTTGGAAGAAAGCTAACCCGAACTATGGCGTTAGCGTCGATGAGACGCACCTGAAGGGTGAATATGAGAAGGCGCTTCAGTCACCGGCTGCGCAGGCGGACGCTCTTACCAAGTATCTGAACGTCTGGTGCAACACAGCGGCAGGATGGCTCAACCAAGCCGATTGGTCGCGGGCGGCTCAACCATCGCTGGAGATACCGCCGGGCGTGGAAGTCAGCATCGGTGTCGATATGTCCACCAAGACGGACCTGACCGCGATCACGGTCGGGTGGACGATGCCTGACGGTCGCCACGCCTTCGTCTCCTACTTGTTCGTTCCTAGCGGCGCACTGGAGCGCAACCGCAACTCGACCGCCTACGCTGATTGGATCGCGTCTGGTCACCTCATCCAAACGGAGGGCACCGCCAGCGACCACGCCGCCGTGCGCGACAAGCTCAAGGAACTGCTGAAGACCTACCGGGTGCAGGTCATCCACTACGATGAGTGGGAAGCGAACACCATCATGCAGGAACTAGCTGCCGATGGTGCCAACGTCGTGGCGTTCAGCTTGAAAGCGCCGATCATCGGACCGGCGATGGATGACTTCGAAGCCGACCTTCAAAACAGGCTCATCGTCCACCCTGACAATCCGTGCCTAAATTGGCAGGCGCAGAACATCAGCGTGCAACCGCAAGGCAAGTTCAAGAGACCGTCGAAGCCAACTGGACAAGACCATCTGCGTATAGACGGCATGGTCACGGTCATTCTTGCGCACGCTGGCCTAAGGGTGGCCGCTCCGGAACCACTCGACCTCACGCTGGAGTGGTTCGACTAAGCCGTTCGTCTAAATACCGGATGGGAAAACTATCAGATTGGTTCTTCGGTCCGCTCGAAACGAAGTCAGAGACGATCACGCCACATAGCGAAGCATATGTCGAAGATCGTATGCTTTCGATGGACGCGGGCGGCTTCACCAGCGTCGCTTACGCGTGCGCTCAGATCATCAGTCAGGGGCTGGCACTACCGCCCGCCTATGTGCAGCGGGTCACTGGCACCGGCCGTGAGTTCGCTACCAAGCACCCGCTCTACAACCTCCTTAATGCCAAGCCGAACCGCACGCAGTGCAGTTATGAGTTCCGCGAAGTCATGGGATGGCAAGCCGCTCTCCACGGCAACGCCTACGCGTGGATTAACCGCGCCCGCAATGGCGAGGTGCTTGAGCTTGTTCCGCTCGACCACAGCGAAGTCAGTCGCATCGATCCCGTCGAGCTAGGCGCAGCCCCCACGTTCAACGTTGGCGGGCGCACCTACGACACCCGCAACATCTGGCACTTCAAGGGACCATCGGCACACCGTCGTGGCGGGCTGGTGACTTCGGCAGAGGCACGCCGCGCCATCACCCTGATGTCGGTGGCGGAGTCCTTTGGAACCGACCTGTTCGCCAACCGGGCCGCGCTCGAAGGCATCATGAGTATCGACGGGGCGGCGAGCAAGGAACAACTAGACCAGCTTCGAACGCAGATGAGGGAGCGCCACACCGGGGCGGGCAAGCGTGGTCGCACCGCCTTCATCCCGGCTCCGGTCAAGTATCAGGCGCTATCTGCGACCGCGACGGACAGTCAGTGGCTGGAGACCCGCCGCTACCAGATCGAAGAGATTTGTCGCTACTTCCGCGTCTCGCCCACGAAGGTGTTCCACACGCTTGGCAGTCAGTCCTACTCCAGCGTCGAGCAAGCGCACATCGCGCACGATCAGGACACGGACGCTCACTGGCACGCCCGCTTTGCGCAGTCAGCGACCAACAACCTGTTGAGCGACTCTGACCGCGCGGCCGGATACTCTGTCGTTATCGACAATCGCGACTACCTACGTGGCACCGCTAATGAGCGCGCCGACTATTACAACAAAGGCCTGACGGGTGGTTGGCTGACACAGAACGAAGCGCGGGAAGCTGAAGGCTACGCGCTCTCTAATGATCCCGACGCCAATCGTCTGAGACCGGCCGCAAACTTGTTCGGCTCGGTCGCACCGGCAAACAAAAAGACGCCGGAACCTAAATAGGATCATGGAAACAAAAGTGATCCGCACCTCACTGGAGGTGAAGTCCGTCGAAGACAATGACGGCAAGATGACCTTTAGCGGTTATGCCTCCACGTTCGGCAATGTCGATCACGTCGGCGATGTCGTTGAAGCTGGCGCCTACAAGTCCACCATTGCCCACCACAGCGACACTGGCACCATGCCCGCGATGTGGCTCAACCACGAATACAAGGGCATTCCGGTTGGTGTGTGGAAGTCGATGCGCGAAGACGCGAAGGGGCTCTTCGTTGAAGGCGAACTGATCGACACAGCGGCGGGCCGGGACATTTACGCAGCCCTAAAGGCAGGCGCGATCAAGTCACTTTCAATCGGCTATCGCGTAACCGGTTATGAGCACAAGGGCGGCAACCGTCACATCACGGGCGCCCACCTTGACGAAGTGTCGGTTGTGACCCGTCCGGTCAACGAACAAGCGCAGATCGTCGCTGTCAAATCGTTGCCTGACAACCTTGAAGCGATGCTCAACGACGCTGGTTTCTCCGCTGATGCAATCGCCGCCCTGATGGCGTCGCGTGACGATCCGCAGACTGAGGCTGATGACGCAGATAAGAGCGTCGAAGCAACAATCGAAACTGAAGAAAACGCTAAATACGATGAGGCGGCGATCATGGCCGCAATCGAGAAACTGGCAACGGCCATGAAGGAGACGAATGTCTGATAATCTGATCGACAAGCTGAACACACTTGCAAACGAGTTCAAGTCGGCGCTTGAGCGTAACGACGAAGCCGCTACGGAGCGCCTGAACACCGCCATCAGCACTCTTGAAGCCAAGATGCGCGCTGATGAGGCTGACGCCAATCGCGTCACCACCAACGGTAGCGCGGCTGATGAGGCTGAAGTGAAGGGCTTCCGTGACTTCCTGATCACGCGCGAAGTCAAGGCGATGTCGGCGACCGTCAACCCGACCACCGATGGTGGCGTGACGATCCCGAAAGTCATTGCGGCCGACATCCGCAAGTATGTCACTGACCGTTCGGTCATGCGCAAGCTTGCGCAGGTTCTGACCGTGACCACGCCGGACTTCCACATCCCCGTTCAGACTGGCGGCGCTGGTGCAGAGTGGGTTGGTGAGACGACCCGCAACACAACTGGCACGCCGACCATCGAAAAGGTTGTGCCGCCCATCGGTGAGATTAGCGCCCGCGCTCTGATCACGCAGCAGTTGCTTGAGGATTCTCAGTTCGACCTTCAGCCGTTCCTCGTTGCCTCGCTTGGCGACAAGTTCGATGAAGCTACGGGCACCGCGTTCGTGCTCGGCGACGGCACCAACAAGCCGAAGGGTCTGTTCACCTACGCGACCGCTGCCACGACCGACAAGGCTGGCACGCGTCCGTTCGGCACCTTCCAGCACGTCGCCTCTGGCGTGTCTGGCGGTCTTGGTGACCTCGATAAGCTGATTGATCTTGTCCACAGCCTCAAGGCCGGTCACCGCGCCAATGCGAGCTTTGTGATGAGCAAGGCGACGCTTGGTGATTACCGCAAGCTGAAGGACTCGAATGGTCAGTATATCTGGCAGCCGTCCACGCAGGCTGGACTTCCGTCCACGTTGCTTGGCTACCCGGTTTTCGAAGACGAAAACGTAGCTGAGAAGGGCACCGCGAACGGCCTTGCTGCTGCGTTCGGCGACTTCCGCGCGGCTTACACCATCGTTGATCGCGTAAGCATGACCACGCTGGTGAACCCGTATTCGTTCGATCCCTTTATCGCGATCAGCGCCCGCGCCCGCGTGGGTGGTTGTGCGACGGACACCACGGCGCTCAAGTTCCTGAAGCTGTCCGTTTCGTAATCGAAGTCTCCTAGAAGGGAAGCAAAGGCTCGGCATCAGCGATGATGTCGGGCCTTTGTCCTAAATACCACCATGGAAGTTTTGATCGAAACACAGCTACGCGAGTGGTGCCGCCTTGAAGAGGGCGTCGATACCCTGACACTGACCATGTTGGAAAGCGCCGCAATCGACGTGATCGAACACCAACTGAACGGTCGCATTCGCCCCTACGTGGACGAAGAGGGCGCGACGGTGACGCCTCTAATCAGTGAGTCGATCAAGCACGCAATCTCCGTCTATGTCGGTGCTCACTTCAACGACCGTGACGGTGCAGTTGATGAGGCGATGCGGGCTGTAACCCGGCTTTGCGCAGTCCACCGGAACTACTGTCTGTGACGATCCGCAGCGGGTCACTTGACCGTTCCCTCACACTCTCGACCGAAACACAGACGCGCGACAACGTTGCGCAGATAGTGTCCACGTGGACGGTCGTAGCCACCGCCTGGTCAGAGCGTCTGGAGCTTCGCTGGAGCGACGTGGAGCGCCTTGGGGTTTCGGAGCGTCAAGCAGCCGCCCGCTACCGCATACGGTGGCGCACGGGCGTCACAGTGGGGATGCGCGCCACCGTGGATGGTCAGCACTACCGCGTCAGGGGCGTTGCGCCGGAGGGGCGCCGGGATGCGCTGGTGCTGACGCTGGTCAGCGAGTGAGCGCGACCGCCAACCTACGCGGCTTCAAGGAGCTTCAGCAGCGCCTACGGAACTTAGCCGACAAGGAAGCCACACAGGCCGGTCAGGCGGCGGTGCGTGCCGCCGCAAAGGAAGTCGCGAAGAAGATTGAAGCCGCCGCTCCGGACGGCCCCCGCGCGGAAGGTCAGACGGTGAAGCGGCGCGGCAAGGGCGGGAGCTACGACAGCGCCCACCGCAAGATCAGGAATCACGTCATCGTCCGCAAAGGGCGCCCGCAAAAGACCACAATGGTGCGCGCGCTCATCGGCATCGACACCATTCACGCCCACATGGTCGAATACGGGACCATCCACCAAGAGCCGCAGCCGTTCGCCGGGCGCACGCTGGAGCGTGAGACGCAAGCGGCTATCGACACTATGGCGAAGACGCTCGACCGGCGTCTGATTAAGCGTGGCGTCTAAATAGTCGATGTTGAACGAAACTCTGACGACGCTACTCTTGAGCGTATCACCGAACGTCTACGTGGCTAAAGCGCCGCTAGATTACTCGACGCCAGCCATTGTCTACAACCACCTTGCCACAGCGCCGGTAGACGACCTCAACGCTGACCTAGACGACCTTGAAGAGCACGCCTTCGCCCTCATCCAAATCGATGTCTACGACCCTGACTTGAAGGTCGCATCCGCGCTAGCACGCACGATCCGCCGCAAGCTACGCACCACCGTCGAACGCGACTTCGGTGTGACGTGGACGGAATGCTTCAGCGACACTGATGAGACCACTGAGCGCACGCTTCACCGCGTCGTCATGCGCTTCCGAGTCTTCGCCCTGATGTGATCAGCGTCGTCACGCTGATGTGAAGACTGCGCCCGTCACGCGGGGTCAAATGCCTAAATAGAAGCGAACGAAACTCGGTTGAAACAACCAAAGGAGAAAGATGGCAGCAATCAACGCCAAGGCAACTACTGTTCACATCAAGGTTGGCGCGGCTGCGCCGGTCAAGATCGGTGGCATCAAAGACTTCGACTTCGGCGGTGGCAGCGCTCCCGACATCGACACCAGTGACCTAGACTCGACTAAGCGTGAGTTCATGACAGGCTTGGCCGATGAGGGTGAGATGACGCTGACCCTCAACTATCTTCCGACCGACGCCGGTCAAACGGCAGTGTCGGCGGCGCGTGACGCGAACACTCGCATTCAGCTTATCATCGCCAACGTGCCCGGCAACGTAAAGTGGGAAGCTTACGCCTACGCGAAGACGTTCTCGATCTCCGGCGGTCTCGATCAGGCATTCAGCGCCAGCGCATCGTTCAAGTTTGACGGTGCAATCACGAAGAGCGCAACGACCTAAGATGGCGGTTCTCTCACGTGACGCCATCCTTGCGGCAAAGCCGCTTATGGAGGCGTTCGCAACTGAGTGGGGTGGCGAAGTCAACGTCCGTGCGCAGTCTGTGAAGGCGCGCACGGAGATGTATGACGTGATCGTCGCAAACCACCGCGCGCTAGAGGATTATGCGGACGATCAGGCGCTACCTGAAGGCGAGCGCGCCGGGGTGGCTGAGGTTAAACCGCTCGACCAAGCCGTGGTGATGCTTATCTTCAGCATTTGCGATGAAAGTGGCAAACTCATCTTCACCATGGATGACATCGACCGGTTCGAAGAGTTGAGCTATCCGACCGTCATGACGTTGTGGATGGCGGCAAAGCGCCTGAACGATACCGCACAACCGGCACAGCCCGTTAAAAAAAAGACTTCGCGCTAAACTTCGACCGTCAAATGCTCTTCCGTCTTGCCCTCGCCATGGGGCGGACGGTGGCGGAACTCGACGCGACACTCTCACCGGCCGAGTTCGAAGAGTGGAAGGTCTACTTTCAGGTCGAACCGTGGGGCACGGCGGCAGCGGATGAGCACTTCCGTGGCCTCTATCAACTGTTCTGGTGCTTTCACTCGAAAAAAACCATGCCGGAGTTTCTTGATCGCTTTCCTGAAGAGCGTGCACGTCAGCGTCGGCGCGAAGAGCGCAAGACCGCTGAAGAAAAGATATTTGACTTCTTCAACGGGCTCGGTTGAGGCGGTTTTCGCCTAAATAGTTCCAGATATGGCGAAAGCAGGCTCACTCTACGTAGACCTCAACCTTGAGGCAGCAAACTTCATTGGCGGGATGCGCAAGGCGGCGGCTGACACGGAAAAGCACGCCCGCCAGATCAGCACTTCGATGTCGCTGATCACGTCATCGGTGAAGGGTGCCGCCCTTGGCTTCATCTCCGCATTCTCAATCGACGCAATGGCGAACCAGATCAAGGCGGCTGCGGACTTCGGCGACGCTATCGTGGACACAGCCGACAAGATCGGCGCGTCAACCAAGTTCCTACAAGAGTTCTCCTATGCGGCACAGATGAACGGTTCCAGCGTCGAGACCGCGCGCGTCGGACTTGAAAAGTTCGCCAAGCTGATGGGTGAAGCCGACAACGGGTCTGAGAAGGCGCGCAAGACGCTTGCCGAATACAACATCACGACCAAGGACATCGGCGAAGCTACCCTTCAAGCCGCCGATGGTATCAGTAAGCTCGACAACCGTCAGGCGCAGCTTGCGGCTACGTCCGAACTGTTTGGGAAGAAGGCGGCTGACCTGACCGTCACGCTTGCGGGCGGACGGGCCGGTATCTCCGACATGGCGGTGGCGGCGCAACAGCTAGGCATCGTCATGGAAGACGATGTGCTCCGCAACGCTGGTCCGATGAATGACAAGTTGGATCAGATGAAGATGATTCTGAGCGCGCAAACCGCGAACGGCATTCTTCAGAACGCTGATGCGATCATGAGTCTGGCGAACTCCTTTGCAAAGGCGACTTCAGGGCTGCTTGGCTTCATCGAAAACATGCAGGTAGCGCGGAACCTCAGTCTTCAGGGTGGTAATCCGCTCAATTGGGACTTGGGTTCACTCGCGACGGGGCTGATCGAAGGTAAGTCGATCAACACCATTCGTCAGGATGCCCGTAACGCCCTTGCTGGCACGCAGGCCGGTCGCGAAGCATTGGTCAAAGACAACAACCGCCGTTGGCGCGCGGGGGTTGCAGCCGGTCGTGACCCGAAGACCGACCCGGAACTGATGTCGCTCTACAAGCAGAACGTGTGGCTCAAGCAGGAATGGCAGCGGGTCGCGGCCGGGCGCTCTGGCGGTGGTCTCACGCCACCACCGCCCGGCGCTGGCACCATCGACCTTCCAACCACCAAATCAACGCCAGCCAAGGCGGGACCAAGTGCGAAGGAACTAGCCGAAAAGGAGCTTCAGCGGCTCGCCAGCTACCAGCGTGACCTAGCGGCTGGTGAAGATGCCATCGCCCGCGCCCGCATGGGGCTGTCCACGTCGATCAGCGACCGCGCCGACATGGAACGTGAAATGCTGGCGCGTGAGCGTCAGGCGGCTGAAGCGGAGATTGTCGAGCGGCTACGCACTGGCGACCTGAAGGCGCAGGAAGCCGACGCGCTCCGCAAGATCAACGCGAAGCTCTACGGTGAGGCGACAAAGGACGCCAACGGTGAAATCACCGTGTCTGCACCCGGTCTGCTCGGGCAGGCGATCAGCCTTCAAGAGCGCGAAGAACTGGCGCGCCAGTCGCTCGAATTGGCATCAGGCGAAATCGACATTCAGCGCGACCTCAAAGAGTCGTCGCTTGGACTGGCACGCTCATCCGGTGAGCGTCGCACCCTGACGCTGCAAATCCTCGATTTGGAGTTCGAGCAACAGCGACTGGCGCTTGAGCGGGTTCGCGATAGCGAGAAATCGAGTGAAGCCGACAAGGCGATAGCCAATAAGAAGCTCGCCATCTTGGGTGCCCTTCAGACGGAGGCACAGACGCGCGCTAAGCGTGAGACCGCTGGTCCGCTGGAAAGCTACCTAGACGCCCTCCCGCGCACCACGGGTGAGATAAACGACGCGCTCGAATCCATTCAGGTCGAAGCACTCGACCGCATCAATGACGGGCTGACGGAAGCCATTATGTCGGGCAAGTCGCTGGTGGGCGTCATTGGCGACGTGATGTCCACGGTGGTGCGCGGGCTGATCGACATCGGCCTGAAGCAAGCCTTCATCAAACCGCTCGGTGACCTGTTGTTCGGCGGTGGCGGTGGAGGCGGGCTGCTTGGCAGCATCGTCGGCGGACTGTTCGGCGCTGCAACAGGTGGCGTTGCTGGTGGCATCGGCGGCGGCATCAGCCTCAACGGCAGCGCGTTGCCATCGGTGATCCCGACCCTTGGCATCGGGGCGCGTGCCAACGGCGGCTACACGGCGCCGGGCATCTACCGGGTAGGCGAGCGCGGTGAGGAAATCATCGAAGTCGGTAGTCACGCCAACGTGGTTCCCAACCATGCGCTGAAGTCGCTCCAGCGCGACGCTGGCGGGCAGGCGATCAACGTTCACATTGGAAGCATCACGTCCAACGATCCTGAAGCCGTGCGCGGCATGGTCTTCAGCGGCATCATGGAAGCAATGCCGATCATCAATCAGTCGGCGACTGAAGCGACGATGCGCAAGCTCGGGAGACCACGCACCTAAATAGTGGGTGCAATATCCTGTCCCTTTCACTCCGTTTACGCCCAACACGCAAAGACTGACGATCAGCACGCGTGTCACCACAGCGCGCTCTGACTACAGCCTCAAGGCGCAGCACATCTACAACGATGCCTCATGGTCGTTGACGTGGACGTGGCCACCGATGCGACACGCTCAAGCCGAGCAAGTGGCAGCGTGGATCGCCAGCCTTCGTGGTCCCGTTGGAACGTTCCGCTACACGCCAAAGCAAGCCATCGTGAGCGGCCTGACGGGCAAGACGCTGGCGCTTCCCGCCTTCAGCCAAAACTCTACCATCAGGATCGCGGGATGGTCCGCAGGGGAGGCGTCACAGCTTCGGCTGGGGCAGTTCTTCAGCATCGGCGCGCAACTCTTCCGCATTGTTGCCGCGCCCGTCAGTGCAGCGGCTGATGGCACGTGCGATGTGGAGTTCGAACCACGCATCCGCACCACGGTCGCGCAAGGCGCCGTCGTCGTCTTCAACGCGCCAGTGGGGCTCTTCCGCCTGATCGGCACGGAAGACGTTGGCTACACGCTAGGCGTGGATGGTGCGGACTTCGGCTCAATGTCGGCCATCGAGGCGGTGTTCTGATGCGGCCGGGTCTCAACACACCGATTGGCTCGACGGGCACCACCTACCGGGATGCACTGTCTGGTCATGAAATCACCACCGCCTTGGTGGCGCGGTTCGACTTCGCGTCGGAAACCTTGTGCGCGTGGACTGGTCCGGAGACCATTCAGCCGCAGATGACAGGCGACACGCTGCTAGACAACCAAGTCATTCACCCGCTGGTCAACGGGCTGGTGGTGAACGTCGGCGACAACGTGATGAGCTATACGGGCTCGGACGAACTGCCGATCACGCTGGCACTTCCCGACGCGCCCGATGAAACCCTGATCGCGGCGCAGGTCTACCCATCGGAGTATCGCGGGCGTCGAGCGACCATCTGGTCCGCCATCTTAATCCGAACTGGCAACCCCTTGGAAGCGCCCATTTGGGCGTTCCGGCGCGTCAGAACCGGCGCAATGGATAAGCTCCAGATCAACCGTGACGCCAGCCAACACACGCTCACACTGACGATTGAAAGCCATGCCGGGCTGATCGCGGGGAGTGGCCAGTCAACCTACATGAGTCAGCAATTGATCGATCCGCTTGACCGTTCACAAGCGCACGCAGCGACGCTGGCGGCGGGCAACAAGGTTCCCTCATACGGTGGTGGCAGCGGCGGCACCTACAATGACGGTGGCGGGCGTTTGAACCAAGACATGCCGCTCCAGAACAACTGGTGATCAGCCCACCGTCCTAAATAGACGGTGACTGACATTGAAGAAACCACCCTCTCAATCGCACGCGCGACAGATTGGGAGAACCGCCTTGCCACCTACCTAGACCGCGTCGCCGATGAGCCCTTCGGGTGGGGCACCAACGACTGCGCCCTCTTCGTCGCGGGCGCCATCAAGGCGATGTCCGCTGATGGCGTTGACTTAGCGGCGGCGGTTCGCGGCACCTACCAGACAAAGACGGGTGCCGCTCTGGCGCTTCGCGACCACGCGGCGGGAACACTGCTCAGAACGGTTCGCGCGTGGGTAGGCGCGGATAAACCCGTCTCACTGGCGAAGCGTGGCGATGTTGTCATGCTCGGCCGCACAGCAATTGGCATCTGCGTTGGTCAGTATAGCTGGTTTGTCGGTGAAGAGTTCGGGCGCGCCGGGCTTCACCTAATCCCGACCTCACAGTGCCGCTACGCTTTCAGCGTGCCCTTCGACGTGGAGGGCGCGGCCCATGGGTAAGATTGTCAAAAGCGTCTTGCTTGTCGGCGTCGCAGTCGCGGCGGTTGTCTTCGCGCCCGCCATTGCGGGCTTTGTCGCGGGCGCTCTCAAAGGCGTTGGACTGACGCTAGCAGCGGCAACGGTCGCAGGCATCAAGACCGCCATCATCCTGACTGGTCTCTCGGTTGGTATGAATGCAGTGCTCGGTGCGTTCCGGAAAGCGCCTACAATGCCGTCAGCGGCCGTGGAGCGCCTACAGGCAAGCACCATCGCGACTGCGCCGCGCAAGATCGTCTTCGGACGCACTGCCGCTGGCAACGACATCCGCTTTCAAGAGCAATTCCGGGGTAGTGGTTTCGCGTCTTCATTGGGTGATTTGAGCGCCCAAGTCATCGCGCTCGCCAGCCACCGCATCCAAGCCGTCAAAGAGTGGCGGGTTGACAATGAAGTCGTCTGGAACGGCTCACTCCAGAAATACCAGCAAGGCATTCTGACCTTCCAAGCAGTGACGGAAGGGTCACGCGCCAACGCCCACAAGGTCGGTAGCGGCGCCTACTGGAACGCGCCCGATAGCAGCTTCACCGGCTGCGCATATCTCAGCATGACATACCGGCTGAAGGCTGACCTTTGGCCGCAAGGACTGCCGCGCAACACCGTCACGGTCGTTGAGGGTTGCCCCCTCTATGACCCGCGTCGTGACTCCACGCAGGGCGGGAGCGGGTCTCACCGCCACAACGATCAGTCGACGTGGCGCTGGTTCGAAGGCGCGACCGAAATCGGTCGCAACCCGGCACTCCAGTTGCTCACCTACCTGATTGGCTATCGCATCAACGGCCATCTGGTTTGGGGGATGGGCGTCCCCTTGGATAGGATCGACCTCACCAACTTCGCCCTCTACGCCAACCTTTGCGAAGAAGGCGTGCAACTCAAGGATGGCGGGAGCATCCCGCGCTACCAGTCGGACGGCATTTACTCGACCAACGACACCCACCAAGCCGTTATCGACGCCCTCACGGCGGCGATGGGTTCGTGCAAGCTCACTGACGCGGGCGGGCTCTACGGATTGCTCGGCGGCTACGATGACACGCTTGGTCAGGTCGTGTCGCTCAGTGACGAAGACATTGTGGCGCCGGAGGGTAGTCCGTCACCATACAGTTGGGTTCCGGCACCACCGGCACGCGAGTCCTACAACGCCATTCGCGGGCGCTACGCTGACCCGGCGCAGGGCTTCCAATTGGTCGATTGGGGCGAGGTCAGTGTGGCGCCGCTCGCTGATGGCGTGCCGCGCGTGCTCAATCTGGACTTCCCAACGGTCAGCCGCTTCGAAGCGTGTCAGCGCATCGCTCGCCAGTTCCTCCTTCGGGAAACACTGACACCGGGCGTCTTTGCGGCGACGTTCGGACCCGCTGCTTTCGCCGCTCAGGTCGGCTCACTGGTCCGCTTGAGCATTCGCGGACAGGGCTGGAACAGCAAGCTCTTCCGCGTGCTCGATCAGGCGCAGTCGGCGGGGATGTTCTTCGCCATGACGCTTCGCGAGGAGTCGAGCGAAGTTTACGCGTGGGATCGTCACGAAACCGACAAGCCGCTGAATGTCGCGGTTCCCGCCTATGATGCGCGCGCTGTCGAGGCACCATCGGGATTGACGCTCGCCAGTGTGGCCGTGCCCGGCGCAAATGGTATCAGCGTCGCGGTTGTGGACGCTACGTGGACGCCCGATGTCTCCGGCAAGGTCGGCGGCGTCGTCATCCAATCGCGGGTGGTCGGCTCGGACATCTGGACCGAACACGCTTCGTCCTTTGACCCCACCATCGGCAGGTTCCGCTTCACCTCCACGGTCAACGGCGCCAACCTTGAGGTTCGCCTTCGCAACCGTATGACTACCGGGCTGGTCAGCGATTGGGTGAGCGCGACCGTTCAGACGGCTGAAGTCGAGATTGTCTACGAAGACATCAAGGACACGCCCACCAGCATCGGCGACATCAATCAGGAAGAGGGGGACAAGCTCACCGGAATCGAGCCGGGTGCGACGGTCGGCGGCGTCATCGGTCGCGACATCTACCTACCTAACGGTGAAATTTTCGTCCCCGGCGAGGGCGGCGGCGGCACGGTCGTTGATCCAACGCCACCCGCTATCCCGACTGGTCTGGTCCTTACACCAACCCTCACGGAGGCGGGTGCGGACCTCACCGCAGCGTGGACGGCACCTGCTGACACCGACGTAGCAGGCTACGTGCTTGAGATTGCGGAAGGGGCGGGAAGCACGAACTTCTTCCCGGTTACGGTCTCCGGCACCGCCTACAAATGGACGGCGCTTGCTCGCAATCAAACCTACCGGGTTCGGGTGCGCGCGTTCGACACATCCTTCAACCGCTCGGGTTGGTCGGCTATCAGCGATGTGCAGACGGGGCGCGACACGCAGCCACCGCAACCACCCGCTCTTCACACTGCTACGCCCGCCTATGAGAGCGTTCACGTTCAGTGGACCAATCAGGATGACGAAGACCTCGATAGCGTTCGCGTCGAGCTTCAGAACGCCAGCAACGATTACATCAACGCACTCACGGTCAAGGCTATCCCGAACCGTGAGGGTTCGCTCTTCTTCACCAGCCTCGCCAAGAGCACAGGCTACCGTGTTGTAGCGACTGCCTTCGACACCTCTGGCAATGAGTCTGCGTCGTCCAACGTTCTTACGTTCGCGACCGCAGGCGGCATCGACGCTGATGACCTGACGCCCAATGCCAAGCCGTTCCAGACGGTGGACACGCTACCCAATCCGGTCGGCTACGGCGGTGCGCTGACCGTCATGAACAAGGCTGACGGCAAGCTCTACCGCTACACGGGTGGAGCGTGGACGAAAGCCGTTGACGGCGCTGACCTCACGCCCAACTCGGTCACGACCAACTCGGTGGCGACGGGAGCCATCGGAACTGCGCAGCTTGCGGCGGGTGCTGCGACCATCGGCAAGCTCGCCATCGGAAACTTCGACAACGTCATTCCGGACGGTTCTTTCAACGACCTCCAATGGTGGACGGGCAATCATCCGTCGAGTGAACTGTTCGAAACTAACGCAAACTGGAAAGACTTCAGACGCGGGCTGAACTTCACCAACGGAAACTTTGTTGGCCTCTTCACGCCGCTCTTCGTGATGGAACCCGGTGCGCGCTATCGGGTGAAGGTCAGCACCTTCGTAAGCAGCGACTTCAGCGGCTATTTCACGCCGTCGTTGCACCTGCCGGGTGTGTCTTGGCTCTCCCTCAAGAGCTTCGGGGGCGCTGATGGCAATGATCCGGCGCAGCCCGGTTCGCACGCGTGGACGCAGGGCAACTACAGCGGTGGCAACGTCCACACGGCTGAGTTTCCAGTCTTCAACGTCGATCACGCGCAAGGCAAGTCAGCGCAGTTTCGCTTCGACGCGGCCTTCACGGGCGTGGTGCAGATCGCGATCAGCCTCACCCGGATCGCAGATGCGACGCTGATCGGCGATGGTGAGATCACGACGCCCAAGATGGTGGTCGGATCGATCAACGCTGACCGACTGTCCGTGAACAGCATGGATGGCAACGTCCTGAAGGTGACGACGGCGCTTGCTGACACGATCACGGTCGGCGCTGGTCAGACCATCGGGAGCGTGCGCGACACGGCGGCGAATACGTCTGTGGTGACGCTCAAGGCTGGTAGTCACCCAAGCGTCAGGATCGTCGGCAACTCGCTTGAGCAGACAGCGCCTACCGGCTGGTCAGTGACCAGCTATGCGACCACCAAAGAGAGCTACACGGGTGGTGCCATCGTCAGCGGACGCTTGAGCCGACGCATGGGTTTCATCGGTTTGGCTGACCCGGCGGTGGCCTTCAATGAAGCAACCGGCACGAACTACCAGTCAATGAACTCGATGTGGCACCTCTCCAATGAGGCAAACGGCTACATGCTCGGCTGGAACGGTTGGTCGCAGATACTGCCCTACGGCTACACGCGCGGCTGGAACGCCGACACGCTCTTCAGCATCGAATATGAGGGTCGCTTCAAAGTCTGGCGTGCTGATGGCGTGGAGGTTCACCGCGTCGCGTGGGCGGCTGATCAGACCTTCCACGGTAAGTTCTGTGTCGAAGATGGCGGCAAGATCAGCAACATCGGCTTCACATCTGCCAACGACAACTCGCTCTCTCAGACTGACCCGGCGCAGCGCATCAACGCGCACACGACGCTGATTGAGCGTGGTCGCATCCGCATCACCGGTTCCACAACCCTAAGCAGCATCTTCGCCGGACCGGACAGCACGGAAATCAACGGTGGCGTCATCGCGACCAACACGCTCCGCGCCAATTCGATGACCATTGGCAACCGTCAGGTGAAGGTGGTCGGCTGTGACTTCCGCTACGACCGCACCAACGGGCGTCTCTACTGGAGCGCCGGACACGTTCTGTATGCAGATGACGCGGGGGGTGCGGCTTCGCGTGACATTCCGGCGGGTTCGACCGCGTGGCTAGGCGGTTCCTACAACTACGTCTTCTGGACCAAGGACGCGAGCTTCTTCACGGCGGGCGCAGACAATTGGCAGGGCGCTCACACGGGCGTGGCGGACCGCATCATCATGTGCATCTGGCGCAACGGTGCGCTCTTCACAGCCTACTACGGCGGCACCATCCTCGATGGTGAGCGCATCGCTACCAATACGCTCAACGCTGACCGCATCATTGGCGGGTCGATCATCGCCGGAAACGTTATCATTGGCGGCGGCTATGGCACGCTCGGCAACGTTGCAGCGACCGCCAACACGGCAAAGGACAACGCCGATAGCGCACTTCTGAGCCTGACCAACATCGTCTCTGACAACGTGCTCTCACGGGCTGAAAAGCAGGCGCTGGTCAACGACTGGAACGCACTTGCAAGCGCTTCGAACAGTGCAGCGCAGGCGAGTGCACAATTCGGGCTCGATGGCTTCGATGACCTCACCTACACGCAGCGGGTCGCACGTGATGGCGCGCACGCGGCGGTTTACGACTACCTCAACTCACTGACGCCCGCCTACAACAACATGACGGCGGACACACCCGTAAACGGCGCTTACCTCCGGCAGGTATTTCAAACCCTTTATGCGCGGGTCGAAGAGCTTGTCGCTGCCAACACCAGCGCCGCGTCGCGGGTGACTGCCACAGTGGCGGGCGTTGCCGCTGCCACCGTCAAGGACAATGCAGCCGCCGGAGCAGCAGCGGCCATCAGTGTCACCGCTATCATCAATGACAACATGATCAGCCGTGCTGAAAAGCATCAAATGATCCGCGACTACACGGCTATCGAGCGCGCATCCACGGCGGCGCAGCAAGCGAGTATTGCGTTCTCCACCAATGGCTTTGGTGACCCGACGCTTTCAGCGCGTCAGGCGCGGGACACTGCAACAACAGCCCTTCAGAACTATCTCACCAGCCTGTCTCCGCAGTGGGATAACGTCAACGTCGATACGCCCGTTGACGGGCCTTATCTGCGCCAATTGTTCTACAACGTTCAGACGGCGGTGGAAAACCTCATCACTGCCAACAACGCAGCGGCATCGGTGCGCTCGACGTGGGGGAACACAATCGGGGCGGGCAGGCCTCAAGATAACGCTACGGTGGGTGCACCAGCGGGCACCTACGTCAACGGGACGCTCTCACAAACGGTCGAGTCATGGGCTTCAACGGGCGCTCAAGACCCGGCAACCCGCATCAACAGCGGTTCGACCACGATCAGCGGCGGTAGGATCACCACCGGGTCAATCGACGCGTCTCGCATCGGCGTGGCCAACCTGTCCGCGATCAGCGCCAACATCGGTGAGGTTACGGCTGGTGTGCTGCGCAACAGCAGCGGATCGTCGCGCATCGACCTAGCGGCGGGTCGCATCACCTTCAACAATGGCTCTGTGATGAAGGTCAGCGGCATCGGTTTCGGCTCTGCAAACCAGTTCATCGAATGGTTCGGACCATCGCAGTCGAACTTGTCGGCGTGCACGGAGGCGAACGCTTCCTTCTACCTGAAGATCGATGGGTCGAGCTATTTCGGTGGTTCGTTGAGGGCGGGTGTCATCCGCAATGCGGCAACCACCACCGCCACCGCCAACAACGCTTCGACCTCCACCGGCAACGTTGGTTCTAATGGCGGCACGCGCACCGTTGTGATCAGCTACACGTGGTCGGAGGGCTACAGCTTCTATCAGGCGCAAGAGGGCGGCAGCGGCACTATCTCCGCTCAAGTCGTCTTGCGCCGCAATGGGGCGAACGTCGCCACGCTGAACGTCAGTGGTTCGTGGAACCGGTCACCCGGATACGGTTCCAGCGAACCCGGCTCCTACAGCGAAAACATGGGCGGATCACTCACCTTCACCGACAACACCGGAGGCGCAGCGGTCGAGTATTCGGCCCACCTGATCAGCCGCTCGAATGGGCCGGGTGGCGCAGGCGCATCGCCCCAACCGGCGTCGCAGTCGCAGGCGCTCGGCATCATTCAGACGGAGGGCTGATCCTAAATAGATCAAAGGAGATACAATGACTGACAATACTGACCTTCAGAACGCCTACACGATGGTGCACGCAGCGGAAGTCGCCGCCGTTGAGGCGGTGAGTGACGCGTTGGCGACGTTGATTGCCACGCTCGACACGGTGGCGGTGACGCTACCCGCGAATGCGACCTCGACGGCTAAGCAGCTTGTTACGCGCGTGAAGTCCAACGTCTCTTCAGTGCGTGACTTCGATGTCATGAACGTGATGCGCACGCTGCATCCGGACAGCGGATCAATCCCGCCGGTCGTCTGATAGCGAACGCCGCGAAGCGGTTCAAACGTTTGTTAAGAGACGTTCTTCGTTTCGCGAACCTTTTAGAACCCGATCTTCCCTACATGGTCTTGAGCCTGTCGAAGCTGAGCGTCTACGTGACGCTTGGCTTGTCAGTCTATGTCGTGACCGGCAACAACAGCACCGTGGAGGTTGCGAGCGCTCTGATGAGCAACTTGGGTGCCATCGCCAACTACGCCTATCGTCGCCGCAAGCAGGTTGAGACCGGCACTGGCGGCTACGCTGGCGGGCTCTGTGATGACCTTGAGGGGGAGGGCGTCTGATGTCAGTGCTTCCACCGAAAGACACACCGACTGACATGCTCTACCTGCTTGGTCGCATCGACGGCAAGCTAGACGGTGTTGTCACGCAATTGAACGCAATGTCATCGCGTCAGGATGACCACGATAATCGCATCACTGCGCTGGAGAACACGCAGGCTGATCGACCCATCTACATCGAACAGCACAAGAAGATGATTGAGAAAGTTGCCAAGTTAGAAGAGTGGAAGACCGAAATTGCCGGTGCTGTGAAGGCGGGTGCCTTTCTTAAGACAGCAGTGGCCATCATGGCTGCTATCATCCTCTATGTCGGCTATCGCGTGCAGTTCGCGCCAATTCAAACGTCCAAGGTCACGACCACACATCAGGTTCAATCAACGGTGCCACACGCGCGCGTTGAGTAA